AGAAGTATCATTACCACGAACCGGGATAAAGAAGTCTTCTAGAAGATTTTGCTGGTTATATTTTAAGTTATAGTTACCAGTGTTAGGATCCATTAGAGGTGCTTTCTTCATCTTCTGTATCATTCTCTGCATGTAGTTGTCAACTTCACCTGGAGGAATTGCACCTACGTTTACATAGAATATACGACGCTCAGGAGCACGAACAATACGATGAATCAACATCGCATCTTCAATAAGCACATACTGCTTAAATAGTTTACGAGCTGGTTCAAGATATGATCTACCATAAGGAAGATAGTTAACATCGCCTGTCAAACGGAAGTGCGCCATCTCATAGTTGTCAAACCAAATACCAGTATCATTGTTTTGTTGACGGCTATATCCTGTAGATGAAGCTAATGTTGCATTAGGATCATATTTGAATCGAACCTCTTGAGGATTATTTGGGTTGTATCCTTCTTCACGAATAATGTTATAGGCAGAAAATGGAATAACATTGTATACGCCATATTTCTCGGCTATTTCCAATTTGAGGTAAAAGTCGCCGTACTTAGCCATATTGCGAACCCAACTCCACAAATTAAATTCAATATTAAGTACAGAATAAAATAGATTGTAGAGGAGTTTTTGAATGTTTTCGTCAGACGATCTGATTTGAAGTACTTCACCTTGTTCATTTTTAAGTGTGCACTCATCGGCTACAATGTCAAGTGCAGAACAACAGATAGCATCTGTATCCATGGCATCGTAGTCAGCATAGATTTGAACACGTGCTGATTGATAGTTTTGTGCTAAGTTCAAGTTAACACCGTACGCAGTAGACGTAGTATAAACTTTATTGAACCTATCAACTAATGAGTTTGTTTGAATAACACCTGATCTTTGTATAGTATCAGTGTCGATTACTTTTAACATGTCTCCACCTTCATTACGAATGATAACATCTGTAGAAAACAGACGTCTTAAGGTCGAGAATAAGTTGTTTTGTTTTTGTTGTTCTGCCATTTTATATTATATTAACCAAGTTAAATCTTCTGCTGCTCCACCTTGTGGTGTATTTATGTTCATACTCCACGGGTTTTGATTATAATGATTGTTTGCATTATAAGTTATACTGGTATCTTGTGTCTTAGTAAAACTGTTTAATGCTGCGTATGTTAAGTTTTCTGCTGTCTTTCTGTATCTAAGGCTAGTTTCTCTCAAATACATACCGATAGCAAAACTCATGACAAGGTCATCATTATAACTTTGCATCGCTTGCGCTTTGCCATTTTTCCAAATAAAGACTCTTAGCTCTTCAAGTAGCCTGATTGATCTAATGATTGCTACTTTATTCTCTAAGAAGTCTCTCATCTTTTCTATAACAAGAGGTCTAGTTTGTTGGTTTGTTGAAAAACCTGGAACTAAACCAGTTTGAGTATTAAACTTGTCCACATACTTAGTAAAGTCCATTGTCTGGTCTTGTTTGTAACTATAGTGAACATTCGTATAACCTTTTTCTAATATTGACTGTATAACGTCCCAGCCAATGTTTGCATTCTCTACAACTAATAGTGCCGTGTTATATTCTGAAGCGATACCTAAAAGTATGTTAGCATACTCTCTTGTATCAACTTGTGACTTATATTCTGCAACCTGTGTTACTGTCTCAACGTCTATGACATGAAACGAAGAGTAGTCATTACCGTCTCCACGAGCCACGTCAGCTACAACTGCATAATACTTCATAGGATCAGGATACTCCCATATCCATAAAGCTTTATCAAGACCTCTACGTTCAATTGGCTCAGATATCATATTCTCTTCATACCAATTCAAAACATCTGGCTCTATTACAGTATTACCAGAAGTTGCAAAGTCACAATCACACTCTTGAGCCGCATTACGTTTACCTAATGTTCTATCTTGTTCATCACGCCATGTTTGATCACGTTCCGGGTGTACTGTCCAAGGTAGAGATATAGGTAAAAACCTGTTTTGTTGTTCTTGCGCTGATAAGTAAGTTTTGTGAAACCAGTTACCTACACCATTAGGAGTAGATAAAGCTATACAACCACCACCAGTCGCAAGTGTTTGTTGAGCGGCTGTGAATATCTCTTCAATTCTATCGATAAACGCAGCCTCATCTATAACTAGTAGAGATACAGCTTCAGAACGTCCAGAGTCACCAGCTGCTGAAACAGCTTTGATTTGTGAACCATTCGCAAGCTTTAAGCTCAACCTATTATCTTCAGACGTTCCTATCTTCAACCAAGTTGGTAAATTCTGATAAGCGAACCTTACCTTTGTTACCATGTTCTTGGCAGTGTCTTGCTTAGTAGCAATAACAAGAACGTTTTTATCTTTGTTGAACAACATCAGCCATAAAGAATAAGCAGACACAAGAGTAGAGATACCTAACTGTCTCGACTTATTGATTATAGAATAGTCGTGCTTTTGAAACAGTTTTAAAACCTTCTCTTGAAACGGATAAAGATTAAAGAATTGTCTACCTTTTAAAGGGTGCTGGATCATATAGTACTTCTTCATGAAGTATTCAGACATATCTTATTTTACGAGTATACCGACTATCAAGCCTGCAACTCCTATTGCAACCTTTTGTAACTTACTCATTTTTAATTTCCAATTCTTTTTACTAACCTCATCTTTAAGACCAGTAATTTGAATCTTATAGTTATTAGCTTGTTCGACACGTTCTTTGTCGATGGCAATGTAATTCTCTTCTTTCTTTCTAAGATCTATAATGATCTTGTCTTTGTTCTTGACTAAAGTATCAAAAGTAGTAATAGTACTATCTTGAAACAAAATCATTTGCTTAGCTATGCCTAATTGCTTTACATCAACAACTACTTGCTTAGATACTTCTAAAGGTAGGTGAGTTGTGTCTGTGCTTACGCTAGCAAATTGTAAAGGATATTGTGCTACAAAGAAACTATCTACTTGTGTAGGTGTATAAACTAAAGCTTGTTCTGCTTCTTTTAGATCTTCTTTTAACTCCCACACTTTCTCTTTTAAACCATCAACACGATCAGTTAATCCTGTGTTTATGTTTTGTAGTTCTATTATCCCGTCTTCTAGAAGATCATTTTGTGATTTTATAGAGTCGATTCTATTTTCTAGAGAATCAATCTTATGCTCGTAAGGCTTAGTATCAAATTCTGGTTCACAGCCTTTAAGAAGCCACAATAGAAGTACCGCTACTAAAGCTACTAGGCCTATTTTAGTCCATAGGTTCTTCATCTGTGTCAGTTTCAGGGTTTTCAATTTGTTGAATCTTTTGCTTCAATAGCTTAAGTTGATCTGGCATGTTTCCTACTTCTCTTTTGTAGGCTTGCACATCTTTAAGTTTCAAAGAGCCATCTGGTTGTTTAACAGCATATTTTGATAATACTGCTTTTACTTTCTTTTGAAGCTCAGCATATTTGGCCTTATCCTTATAAAGCCCTCTAAAATCCTTGTCGGTCTTCTTAAGGTCCGCCTTGGATGGTCCAGTCTCATCTTCTCCAACATCTTCACGGATCTTGGAAATGATAGTGAGATTGTTTTCGGTTAAATATTTTTCTAAGTTAAATGACATCTCAATTCATTTACTTATAAATATTTATCAATCAACTAAATCTTCCTTGTCTACGGTTAAAGCACGACGAAACGGTCTAGACAACTCTAGCCACTTGTCATAATCATATTTGATACCAAAAATGAAGTATTCGTCTGGCTTGGCCTCAGACTTAGGATATTCTACAGCAGGTCCTTTTGTAGAGTGTGGTCTAATCACCCCTTTATCATCTTCGTAAACATGGAATAGGATTCCTTCAATAGTCCTTATAGTACGGTATAAATGGTCTTTTCTTGCCATAATTTGTGTTTATGGCTAAATATACAAAAAAAAGTTGAAACAAAAAAATTTATTTTTCTCCTATTTTTAAACCAGGAGTATTAATGTAAAGAGACTTTCCTGCCCAACCGCCACTTGCTCTAGTTCTTACAGTCAAAGGTATAATAACTGGAGACTTTATAAGTGAGCTGTAGAATTTGATAGCAAACGATTGACCAGATCCTGGATAAATAAACTCTATGTTCTTGATATTTTTTGGACTAGACTTTGTAAGAAGTAGTTTTGCCTCTTCGTCAGAAGTAATATCTTTGATAGTAGATCCAGATTCCGTTCCTACAAGTAGTTTGTAAGGTGCTTCTGTAGTTCCAGATTCTGTTTCTCCATAAGTATAAAATCCTATAGTCTTTAATAGATAGGCAAGGTTTTTTGGATCAGACCAATATTCTCCTAAGTTCTTGATTAGTTGGTTTCTGAACAAATAATAAAATCCTTCGCCGTAAAAGTCTAGTTTATCTTTACTGAAAGCTCTAGCTAGATTAGCAAAAGCACCTCTACTTGTAGTTTCAGAATGCTTCTCTTTTGTTATATCAAA